GACACCAAGTTTAAATCTTCCCATTCAGGGAAGAGGCTTGATGTTGGCTTCTCGGATAAGAGTACCGCGTTAGCATAGCTCCAGAAGACGAGAGTCTCAAGCGGAAAAGTAACCGCGTTTCCCATGGTCGAGATCATTGACAACGGAGTTTGACACCCGTTGACTTCGGTGTAATCACACCTTAGATCCCATATGACATCGAACCACTCAGGCTTACATAGCCACCTAAGTAACTCGATCGAGACACAATCAGAAGCACTAGACCAGTCTATCGTGGCATTGCTGCCAGTAATAGATGATTCTAGAGCAAGTTGTTTGTGTAACGCTGGTAGAGTCTCAACGTCCAAGCCAACCTTCTTAAGCCGTTTGTACATCATCTCCATCAAACCTTGCTGAAAAAACATATTTCCAGTAGGTTCAACGGCGATGAATCGGCGTTTGTCGGTTGTCTTATCGACAGTTGTAGCGCGTGACCCCTCGACAACTGTGTACCAATCCGAAACCGGATTTTGATCAGAATAACTCCTGATCGCACTCTTAAGACCTTGGTCATAAGAGAGGTACTCAGTCATGTAGGTTTCAGTACGTTCAGTAACAGTCAAAGGTAATGTCCATTTGGCCTCCATAGATGTATCTTTGTAAGATACGCCCATGGTTGCCCCTGACGAATGTTTCGACAGGTTGAACATTTCCTCAACACTGAAATTGCCGAGAACAAAGCGGAAAATTGCTTGTGCTCGGAGATGGACTTTGTCAGACCATCTTGTACTCGACTGTAAACGACCATGATCATAGGGCATATTTGAGAAAATAGCCTTGTTGATCTGGGTCATATGACGATTTACTTTGAAGAACTTATCAAAGGTTTCGTCTTCCAGTCGATCAATTTCCTGTGTAGGTGAACAATACTTCTTACGAAGTTCGTTCGCTTGACGGTTAAGTGCATAAAGCACCGTACTGTCATTCAAGCAATACTCATGTTGAGCTTGATGAAAGTCACGTTCAACAGCCTGATGGATAGCGACTGCTATCTTATCAGGATCAAAGAGCTTCCTCTTTGACTTACGGCTTTGTTTCTTCATATTGAAAATCTCCAATTTATGAAAGAAATGAACACTCAGATTATACGTTTGTTATCTGACAATCAGATATAACGTAGTTCTGAGGCCAAACGTCACATAAGTTATTATGATAGTAGAGATTACTCTCCGCTACCATAGTTGGCTGAGATGCATCTGACTCAGGAAGTGGTTTCTCGTTCATGTAGATAACTACAGAACTTGAAATCACAGCCAAGAGTCCGATAATCCAGGCCAACATTAACTTAGAGCCTGTTGCTTCCAGAAGTCCGAGAAATCGGAATCATTCAGCAACTGGACACCCATACTAATCAGAGAGTCTTTCTCCGCGGAAGTTGTTTCCACGTCGTAAGCCAACTCTATAGTAACAGTGTTAAAAGTGCGATTGCCATTGTCCAGAAGTAACGGGACAAGAACTTTCACGCTTGAACGCTGTTGGGTGTAACCGTTTGGTGCACCAGTACTAACATTAGGGTCCTTTGAGGAGAACTGGACCTGGGTGGAGCTCAGAAATTCCGAGCCATCATCCAGAACCAAGTTCTTAACCCCAAGGGATTCACCCTTAGTTACGAAACTGGTACTTGTTCCGCCGGTCGTTGAGGTTGTGCCACCTACGAGGATGGCACCTGCTTCGAGAGACATAGTCTACTCCTTACTTTTGTATTGGATTACTTGAAACGTTGAAGAATCAACGTGACTAGATCCAAGATATTAGTAGCTGAGTCTACCAGTCCCGTCTTGTTGACGGGGGGAACGGTATCCCAGTACGTGGGAGCCCAGGGTGTGCGTTCATAAACGAAATTTACCTCGTTCTGAACCTCCCCTGAACCGCTAGTGGTCCATCCGGATGCAACAGTGTCGACATACTGATACTTGAAAGTTTCAGTAGTCTTCTCTGTTACACATGCGGATAGGATCTTAACGCTAGGGTCAGACAAATTGATAACACCTTGTGAAAACCTGGTGACATCAACAAGTCGATCTACCATAAACGAATAAGGCATTACCTGCCAAATCGTTGTTGGTATATCTTTAACCCTAAAGCCTAGGCGATACTTCCAATCATCAATGGGGTTTGTAACCTCATAGAGTATGGAAGCTTTAAAGTTGGTATCATACTGATACCACCTCTTAAACCGTTTATTGATGTCAACGGGGTACTGTTCATCTTCGTCACTAGTGACGTCGAAGCCATAACCACGGGCGGAAGCCCTAGTGGTTCTGGTAGTACCTGTTTCGGTGTAAGCCTCTAACGCATCAGTCACTGA